GCAAAATGACCGCTGGAATTATAGTGACAGCCTCGATCCTTTTAATCGCCTATGTATTCGGCGTTAATATTCCTAAATTTCTATAAGTAAGGGTAAGTAATGGCTCATTCATTTTTATCATTGGATATGAATCTTATCCCACAAAGCACAAAAGATAACGTGCCTACATTTTATAGTGCATTATTCTCTAATGACAATTCAAGAATGCTAATTGACGGGCGCAATGGTAAAGGTGAATTAGTCCATCCTATGACAGTATTACTAGCTTGGACTCAGTGGAGTGCAAACCCTAGTGAAGCTGTACAAGCAATACTTGATGACGCTATCGAATATACAACAGATGAATTCAACGCGCTTAGAAGTGATGTTAATTCTATTTGGTACGTTGAGCCAGAGGCGTTAGTCTAATGGCTTGGGCGTTACAGTTTGATGGAGTTAATGATTATGTGACAATTCCACTTTTTGACATTCCTTCAGGGGCAACGTTAACCTATACATATATACCTAATCATGGGGGTGCAAACGAATACCTCCTTGATACAACTAGTGGCACTAGGCCCTATGTTTTTGTTGGCGGGGGAAATATATCATTTAATTCCAGTGCCATATCTGTAACACTAGATGGTAGCTCTATAAGCTCTGGCAGCACAGCGCCCGTGAATGGCTCGCAACATGTTCTTGTGCTAACTTTTCTGGTATCAACTAAAATTTCATCTATAGGTGCTAGATTTAACTTTGCCAACCCCGCTGACATGCAGCTACTTTCATTGTCAGTAAATACGGGAGCTGACACATTATATTTAGACGCAACAGCATCATCTCACGCATCAGGAACGCCCGTACTTACTGACACTATCGGAGCTAATAACGCTACTGGCGTTAACATGCCTACAGACGGCAGTGCTTGGGTTGATTTAGGTGGTGGCGGTATATCATTAACAGCATTATTAAATTCAAATTACATGATAGAGTACAATATGAAAAAAAATGTAGCAAGTCAAAGTATAGGCGCTCAAATGATTACTATATCAGATGGAAGTAATTTCACTGGTTCGGTGGCAGTCGAGGTGACTATCGATGGAGGAGCCAAAACAACAGGTGGGGGAAGTGTCACACATGAAGGTGAGGGTTATCATAGCTACGCACTGACTCAGGCAGAAACAAACGGCAACCACATTGCTGTATCATTTGCTGGTACTGGCGCACTAACTCAAACAATACAAGTTTATACATCTTTTCCTCAGACTGTAGACAATGACACTAAGATTTCACTTATACCCACAACGGCAATGAGAGGTACAGATTCAGCTAATACGGTTGTTCCTCCTTCAGTCGCGCAATTTAACGCTCGGACAATAGTCAGTGCAGATTACTTTCTGGTAACAGATTACACAGCGCCAGATAATGCAAGCATTACATCTATACTAGCAGACACTAACGAGTTACAGACAAACCAAGGTAATTGGTTAACTGCAACAGGCTTTAGTACATCGGCAGAGATAGCGGCTTTAAATGATATTAGCGTAACGGATATACTAACTACACAAATGACAGAAAGCTACGCGGGTGACGGTACAGCGCCAACACTAGCACAAAGTTTATTTTTAACAATGCAAAACTTACAAGATTTTAGTTACGCAGGCACTACGCAAACAGTTAAGAGGTTAGACGGATCAACAACTGCCGCAACTTATACGTTAAACGATGCAGTGACGCCGACTAGTAAAACAAGGGCTAGCTAATGAGCATTGCTAATATAGTCACAAGAGGATTTGTAATAGGTCCGTTAACAAAACTTGTCACTATGGGGTATGATATATCAACTTTTATACCTCCTGTAATACCGGTAAGCAACGGCTTAGTTGGTAATCAATCAACAGGCAATGGCATAGTATCAAATCAAACAGCAGGCTCAAGCTTGACAGGTAGAGGACGTTTATAGATGGGTAATTTAAACTACAACGAAATAGGGCAACCGATTAGAATTAATCTAGGTGAAGATATAACACTTGCTACTCCTACATTAATATTATTGCCTGAAGTTGGTAGAGTAAAGAATATAACAAGCGGTGTAACTATTCCTGCTTTAGATGTAACGGTAGGTGACGAAACATTATTAGCTGGTGAATACATAGAGTACTACACCCAAGATGGCGATTTAGATTATACGGGTAGATGGAAGTTTAAAGCTAAGTTAGACTTTTCACCTAGTGACATTAGACAAACAGACTTTCAAAAGTTTAGGGTGTTAAGTTAATGGCTGCAACTAAAGGTAATCAATTCTGGAAGGCTAGAGCAAAGCATGGGCGCGACAAGATATTTAAAACGCCAAAGCTAATGCTTGAGGCTGCATTTGATTACTTCTCATGGGTAGAAGACAACCCTTTAACCAAGCAAATAATATTTCAAGGTGTGGTGCAGGGTAATGAAAGCTTAATGCGCGCAATGACCATTAAAGGGCTTTGTATCTTTTGGGGGGTCAATACTAGGTATCTTGATGATTTTATTAGTAATTTAAAATTAGATACGGAAGAAGGAAAAGATTTTTCTTCAGTCACAAGTACAATCAAAGAAATTATAGAGACACAGAAGTTTGAAGGGGCTAGTGCAGGGTTGTTAAATCCTAATATTATAGCGCGTGATTTAGGCTTGACTGATAAGAAAGAATTATCAGGTAGCGCAGAGAATCCGTTAACTTTAGTTATTCAAGAGATATCAGGCAATACACTTGGACCATCGAGTGAGTAGGGCTGTTCGTGGTATAGACGACAGAACACCTAAAGACGCTGATGAGTTTAAAGAGTGCCTTTCTGATCCGTGGTGGAGATTAACAAGCGGTCAACTGTACAAGATAATGATAAAAGGCGATGATGGTGAAGAGTCCTTAGTCGCTCCATTTATACCGAACGACCCCCAGCTAGACTTATTAGCCAACCTACACACAAGAAATGACATACTAAAGGCTAGACAGTTAGGCTTTACAACACTAATAGAAATATTCTTTCTTGATTGTTGTTTATTTAAAGCTAATGTTCGTGCTGCGGTAATAGCTCAGAGTGAAGATGTAGCAAAGACCATATTTAGAGACAAGGTTTGTTTTGCTTATGATAACTTACCCCCTTCATTAAAGGCAGCTATGCCACTTTCGAGAGATAGCGCTAGTGAATTACTATTTGCTCATAACAATAGTTCAATTCGTGTAGCAACATCAGCGCGATCAGGAACACTTCAATATTTACATATATCAGAATTCGGTAAGATATGCGCTAAGTTCCCAGAGCGAGCAGATGAGGTTATTACCGGCTCTATTCCTGCTGTACCCACTAACGGAATGGTATTTATTGAATCGACCGCTGAAGGTCAAGACGGGCATTTCTATAAAATATCTAAAAGGGCAGAGGCTTTAATGCAATCAGGTAAGAAGCTAAACCCTAAAGACTATAAGTTTCATTTTTACCCGTGGCATGGTGAAAGCAAATACACCACAAGTCCTGATGATGTGATTATTACTAACAAAGATCATCAGTATTTTGACAAGATAGAAGGCGAGGCAAGCTGTAAGATTTCTATAGAGCAGCGAGCTTGGTGGGTAATGACAAGGGACTCTGAGTTCTCTGGTGAAGAGGAAAAGATGTGGCAAGAGTATCCAAGCACACCTAAAGAGGCTTTTCAGAAGTCAAAAGAAGGTTGTTATTATACTGTTCAAATGTCAAAGGCTCGCAAAGAGGAAAGAATAACTTCTGTAGCTTATCGCCCAGGTTATCCAGTAAATACGTTCTGGGATATTGGTAATGGTGACGGCACAGGTATTTGGCTACATCAGCGCATAGGGCAAAAGGATAATTTTATCGGTTACATTGAAGGCTGGGGCGAGCATTACAGTCACTATGTAAGCGAAATGAATAAGACGGGCTACTTATGGGGTGTTCACTATTTGCCTCATGATGCTGGCCATGTAAGGCAAGGGCAGACAGAAAACATCTCGCCTGTTGATATGCTTAACAATCTAGGGTTAAAGAATATAGAGGTTGTGCCGCGTGTTAGTGAGGTGTCACATGGCATACAAGCGACAAGGGATTCGTTCTCAACATGTTGGTTTGACGAAGTGGCCTGTAAAGATGGTATAATCCATTTAGATTCTTACCGTAAGAAGTGGAACAACACAACAAGCAGGTTTATGGATCAGCCGGTACATGATATTCATTCAGAGTGTGCAGATGCTTTTAGGCAGTTTGGACAAATGAGTATTAGCGGGGATCTCGACCCTTACGATCACCAAGACATAGACTTTAACTCGGAATGGTAACTAATGGCTAAAAAAAATGATGAATTACACGCGCTAGCAGTAACACGCTTTGAGCGAGTAGAGACAAAAGAACGCGACCAAAGACGGTTAGCTGTTGAGGATATTAAATTCGCACAGACTGAAGACGGACAGTGGGAAGACGGGGCCAAAGCTAAACGCAAGGGTAGGCCACGGTTTACTATTAATCGCGTAGCTGGTGCTATCGATCAATTAATTGGTGATCAACGACAAAACAGAACTGATATTAAGATTCGCCCTGTCAGTGGTGGTGCTGATGAAGATATTGCAAAGGTATTTACTGGCTTAATTCGTAACATTGAGTCAACTAGCAAAGCCTCTAATGCTTATGATTGCGCATTTGATGAAGTGGTTAACGGTGGGTTTGGTGGCTGGCGAGTAACTACAGAGTTTAACGATGATGACGCCTTCGAGCAAGATATTAAGATAAAGCCTTTGAACACCGCGACAACTTCTTTATGGTTTGATGATGCAGCAAAAGAATATGACAAGCGTGATGCTGGTTTTGCCTTTGTTACTGTTGATATGCCAATAGAGGAGCATAAAAAACGCTTCCCTAAGTCGCCAATGTCAGGATGGTCACAAATAGATTTTAATAGTTCATCTTGTCAGAATTGGCATGGTAACAACACCATAAAGGTTGCCGAGTATTGGGTTAAGACCCCCGTAACAAAAGAGTTAGCGTTATTATCTGATGGTCGAGTTATTGACGCAGAAGAAGAAGCAAGCGTACTTGATGAGCTATCAGCGCAAGGCATTACAGTTAAACGTACACGTAAAGTTAAATCACATAAAGTTGAAATGTATTTAATGGATGGATCAACTATTCTTGAAGGCCCAAAGCAATGGGCTGGTAAGTTTATCCCGTTAATTCCTATGTACGGTCGTCAATCTCACATTGAAGGTCAAACATACACGCGTGGCTTAGTTCGCTTTGCTAAGGATGCAAGTCGAATTTATAACTATGAAATATCCTCTGTAATTGAAACAAGCGCGTTAACACCTAAAGATCCATTATGGTATACACCAGCAATGGCAAAAGGTCATGAAGCTAAGTATCGCAACTTTACCACGCAGAATAGTCCTTTCATGCCTTATAACTCAGACCCTAAAGCACCAGGGCCACCGGTTAGAGGGGGAGCTCCAGCAGTACAGCAAGGCTCAATGACTATCATTCAAAACGCTTCAATGGATATTTATCACGTTACTGGCATGCAACCGCCAAGCATCGGTGCCAATCCTGAGCTTAAATCAGGCAAGGCAATCCAAGCACAAGAGAGGCTAGGTGATAGAGGCCAGTTTATATTTACTGATAACCTTGTTAAATCTCAAGAGTATTGCGCTGAAATACTATTAGATTTAATACCGCGAATTTATGACACTGAGCGACAAGTTAGAATCATGGCACAGGATGGTGAAAGTGAGAATGTATTTATTAACCAGGCAGTTCGTGACGAGCAAACAGGTGAAAACGTTTTAGTTAATGATTTGTCTACGGGTAAATATGACGTAACAGCAGAATCAGGGCCAGCATTTGCAACACAGCGCCAAGAGTCAGCGCAGCAAATACTAGATTTAATTGCAACGTCGCCAATGTTTGAAAATCTAGCAATGGATTTAGTCGCTAAAGATTTACCTATTCTTGAAAGTAAAGAGTTAACAAAGCGTGTGCGCAAAATACAAATACAGCAAGGTATTATTGATCCAACTGATGAGGAGCGCAAAGAGTTAGGCCTCGACCAGCCTCAGCAGCCAGACCCTCAACAACTCGCAGTGACAACCAATATCGAAATGCAGACAGCAGAAATACAGTCTAAAATAGAAAATAATGATGCTAAGACAGCCGAAACAATGGTTAAAGCACAAGGCGAGGCTGTTGATGCCTATAAAGTATTACTTGAAACTTACAAGGAGCAAGTGGCTTTAGGCATTCCATTGTCAAATGCAGATAGAGCGTTAATCATTAAGCAGCGGGATATCGTAGCAGGGAGTCAACAGACTTTAGATGAGGGGCCAAACTCTGAGCAAGCAGCAAGCCTCATTCAAGATGCTGTGGCCAATGAAGAGGCTAACGACACAGGAGGAGCTAGACGACTAACCGTTCAGCAACCTAGCTCAAGTGTTGGTCAAGATGATTTGAATGGCTAAAGGGTAATCAATTCAGGCTTACGATATTATCGTGTTGGCTAGACTTTTTAGATAAAAACAAAACGCCTTAACTGGCGTTTTTTATTGCCTAAAATAACTAGTTTGTCAAATTGACTGTTATTTAGTATAATTGACCACAGGCTTACGTTATGCCTTAAATAACGGCTAAAATACGCCAATTAGGTGCGATACAAATGTCAGAAGAAAACCAAGCTGCACTAGTAGATCCTTTAGATGCGTTTGTGCAGGGTGATGATCAAGCCCCGACAGAAGCAGTTAAAGAAGATACACCCACGGAATCAGCCCCCGTAGAAGGTACGATTGAACCAGAAAAAAACAGTGTTCAAAATCGTATAAATAAAATTACAGCAGATAAGCATGAAGAAAGACGGCAGCGAGAAGCACACTCAAAACGCGCTGATGATTTGCAAAAAAGACTAGATGAGTTAGAAGCTAAAAAGCCAACTTTGACAGAGCCAACACTTGAACAGTACGAGTATGACGAGGAAGCTTTTAACAAGGCGACCGTGAACTACCAAGTGCAAGAACAAGTCAAGGCAGAGATTGCAAACCAAAAAACGCGAGCATCAGAACTTGACCGACAGGCAAAAAGCCAGCAATCGTTAGATACATTTAACGAGCGAGCATCCGCTTTAGGTAAAGAAGATTTTGCAGAAAAAGCAGGTGCAGTTCCAGATTTACCCGATGGCGTAGCAGATGCAATCATGGGTTTAGAAAATGGCGCGGAGATGGTTTACCATCTTGGTACTCATTTAGACCTTGCAGATTCATTGGCTAGTATGTCACCACTCGCGGCGATGATGGAACTCGGTCGAATTTCTTCAAGTATGTCGGCTAAACCCGAAATTAAAACAAGTGCAGCACCCGACCCAATAGAAACTCTCAATTCTGGGAGCGCTTTAAATGCTGAAGTAGGCGATGAAATGTCTATCGAAGCGTGGATGGCTAAGTACGGTTAGGTCTAAAAAGGAATATTCAAAATGGCTAACGCATTAATCTCAACAAGTTTGATCACTCGCTTTGCAGTGAAAGAGTTTTTAAATAATTTACAACTAGCGTCAAAAGTAGATCGCCAACTAGATTCGCAATTCCGCAAGGTGGGCGCGTCAATTGATGTTCGTCGCCCTGTTATGTTCACATCACAAGATGGTGCAACATTAGGTACAGCAACAGCAATCGAAGAAGTAGCAGCAACGGTTACGCTTGATAAACGTAAGCACGTTCATTTTGCTATTACTTCTCAGGATTTAACGTTAAAAATTGAAGACTTCAATAGTCGCTACATTCAGCCAGCAATGGTAGAGTTAGCGCAGCAAGTTGAGTCAGATATTGCAGATGTATACAAAAATATCGGTAATTTTGTAGGTACGCCAGGCACAGCACCATCTACTTTCTTAGAAGTTGGCGCAGCGGCTAAAGTACTAACTAAGCTTGGTACTCCAATGAATGTTCGTTGGAATGCCTTTTACGATGAAGATGCCTCATTAGCGCTTGCTGATGGCTTAAAGTCTGTTTTTCCTTCAGAGATTGCGAAAAAAGCAATTGAAGAAGCGGCAATTGGTCGATACAGCAAGTTCATGCTATATGAAAACCAATCGCTCAAGCTTCATACTGTTGGTGTTGCCACTGGTACTCCATTAGTTAACGGCGCATCTCAAGAAACTACTTATGCAGTGAGTGGCGGTTCAAATTCCCAGTCTATTAACACTGATGGTTGGACGAATAGCACGACTGGTATTTTAAAAGCTGGTGATGTTGTTACATTTGCAGGCGTTAATAGTGTTAACCGCCGTACTCGCGTTGATACCGGTGATTTACAAACGTTCACAGTATTGGCTGATGTAAACTCAGGTGCAAGTACTGGCCCAGCAGCATTATCTATTTCTCCGGCAATGATTATTAGTGGACCTTACCAGACAGTAACAGCAGCACCAGCAGACGGCGCGGCTATTGTTGTTAAAACTGGTGCGGGTGGTTCAAGCCATAAGCAGAACATGGCCTTTCACCCTAATGCTATTACTTTAGCAATGGCTCCATTAGATTTACCGAGCGAGGGCGCTTCAGCTAGCCGAGAAAGTTTTGATAACATTTCAATACGAACTGTTACTCAATACGCTATCGGCACTGATACCACGACTTATCGTTTTGATATTTTGTATGGTGTTAAAGCTCAGAACTCAGACTTTGCAGTTCGTACAACCTCTTAATTGAGCGGTTGAATTTAAAAAGGCCACTTTAATCGGTGGCCTTTTTTATTTTTGCTTAATTAATGCTACAATCAATTATTAATCAAAAGGGCTAAATAATGGCTAAAATATTCAAGCAATGGATTTACCATAGGACTAAAGAGCCAAAAGTTATTGACTCTAACAATTTTGATACACAAAAAGCACTAGGTTGGTCAGATACGCCAGCGGATTTTATTAAAATTTCTGATTTTGGCATTGATGCAGATAATGCAACACAAGTGCAGGTTTTGGGTGAAGCTATTCAGGGGGTTAGAGACTCCGCCAATGGTGCTTTAAATCTTGGAATTATGAACAAGAAGGAGTTAGAAATATACGCTTCTGCACATTTTAATGTCGAGCTAGATCGACGTAGAAGCATAAAGGTTTTGCGTGAAGAAGTTAATATATTGGTAGGTGCGTAATGGCTACTATGAGAGAGGTTGTCGAAGATGCGCTTGAAGATATCACAGTAAAAAAAGCTGAAGTGACCTTAACTAATGACGAGTTACAGTCTGGCATTCGTCGATTAAATGATATGTTAGCGCAGTGGAATGAGCTAGGCATTATTGCTGGTTATAACCCTGTAACTAATGGTGACGACACACTAGAGCTTGAACCAGCGGCAATTGCGGCGGCAAAAGCAAAGCTAGCCATTAGGCTGGCCCCTTCATTTTCAAAAATTGTAACTCCTGCCCTAGTTGAAAACGCACGCGAAACAATGGAAATGCTAGAGACTGCAAACTCGCACATTGGAGAAATTGCATATCCTGATACGCTGCCTACTGGTTCAGGTAATGATTGTAATAGTTACGATGCTGGTGATAGATTTTTTAATCAAAACAAAACAGAGAACTTTTAAATGAGAGTCCCCTTACCTTTGCCATTAGGATCATATCAAGCCGACAGCCCGACTCAGTCTATTAGGCGTGTAATTAATTGGATACCTGTTGCAGCGCAAAGCGAGTCTTTGAACAATAGGAGCTTGCTACAGCCGTCAGGGATAAGTCAAGTTATAGATACTGGTTTAGGGATTTGTCGCGGCGGTCATGTAGTGTCTGGTGTGCGTTATTTTGTTAACGGTAACTCGTTGATATCTCTTAATTCAAGCGATGTTTTAACTAATCACGGGTCAATAACTGGTAGCGTTCGTGTTCAAATGGCTGATAATGGATCTATACTTGTTATTGTTGTTCCAGGCGGCAGCGCTTATACATTTGATGTTGCTTCATCGGTATTGACTCAGATTGTAGACCCTGATTTTCAAGTATCGGACAGTGTGCAGTTTTATAGAGGGTTTTTTGTATTTACTACTACAGACGGCAAGCAATTATTTGTTTCTAATCTTAATCAGCCTTTAGTATTCGACGCTTTAGATTTTGGAAGCGCTGAAGGGGATCCTGATAGAATTGTCACACAAATTGTTGACCATGACGAGTTGTCTATTCTTGGTAGTGAGACAACAGAGGTATTCAAGAACGTCGGTGGCGTTGATTTTCCTTTGCAAATAATTAACGGGGCATTTACACAAAAAGGAGCTCACTCTAAATACGGAGTTATTAAGTTTGATAATACATATTTATTCATTGGTGGTGGCGAGAATGAATTAACATCTATATGGAGACAAACATCAAGCAGCCAGGCAGTGAAACTTTCTGATGATACGATCGACGGGCAAATACAGAAATTTACTAAAGAAGAAATAGCACAAGCCTTTACTATGTCATTTTCTAAAAAAGGCCAGTTTTTCGCTATATTCTCTTTCAACTCTTCGCGCATACCAGGAAAAACATTTGCATACAATGGCACTGCTTCTGCTTACGCTCAATCTCCCGTGTGGTTTGAACTGCAAACAGGTCTAAAAGATGCACCATGGCGAGTTAATGCAATAATTAAAGCTAGCGGCAAGCTTTATGTTGGTGACTCAATAGATGGTCGTATAGGCGTATTAGATGACTCAGCATTGACTGAGTACGGCGAAACAATAATGAGACAAGCAGCGTTCCAGCCTTTTTCGCAAGATGGTAACACATTGTTCGCGGGCGAATTAGAAGCGACTTTTCAATCTGGTGTCGGTTTAACACTAGGACAAGGGGCTGACCCTCAAGTTATTTATGATTTTACTGATAATAATCAAGTTTGGTCTAATGAGTTTAAGCGGTCTATTGGCGCTATTGGTGAATACGGGCATGAA